AGGGAGCGTAGGTCTAGTTCGTCCCAACTAGTGCCGCTCCCAGAAGGTTTGGGTCTGTTAGTTTCAATCCACCAGCGATTTCTAGAATCTTCATCATGGTTGGAATTTCTACAACATCTTCAAACTTGTCTTTATCTTTACCTAGAGGTGAGTCTGGATAAAGGCCGCTAATGCAAAGCATTGCAGCATCAATAAAAATATCCATTGCTGCGTCTTCAGATGCATTTTCTGGCTCGTCCATCTTCTTAATTAGTTCCATGAACTCTCTTAGCTTCTTAATAGGAAGCGGTTTTAAAGTGATTTGTTCACCATTTGAAAGCTCTACTTCTACTACATCATATACTGTTGTTGCCAATTTATAGCTCCTTTGTTTAGTTAAATTATACCAACATAATTGGCATACACAAATTCAAAGCCCCGTCATTTCTGACGGGGCCTGAATGTTATTAAATTGTTATTGAGTTATGTTATTAAACAGTTCCCCATACACGATCAATTACTATGCCGTACTCAGAACCAGCATAACCAACCTGAGTATCATCTGGCAAACAGCGGAAACTTACTGGGAATACAGTAGCTGAATCACGCTTTAGACCATGAGCAGTTGTATCCATAGATACAACACGACGTGCAACATATACACGCTCTTTATTACGTAAATCACTTGAAACTTGAGCGTTGTTCTTAACTTGAGCTGGAGCATTACCAACTGCAATAAGAGTACGTTCTACTGGAGCATCTCCAAGAGCGCCCGCTGCCATATTCAAAGTTGTACCAATTTCTGATCCACCAACTGGTGTTACATCAGTCATTGAGTTAACTGCAGTAATTGTACTGCCTGTTGAATTTACATAATATGTGTCCATCTGACCCCATGAAAGAGTAAGATTGTCAAGAGTTGCTTCTACCAATTCTGTTTTAAGTGTAACCTTAAGTGTTTGCTTAAATAGTTTTGCTGCATCTAGCAACTGATCAACCATTACTTCACCATAATTTGGTTCGTAAGAAACTTCTAGACCTGAATTTGTATAACCAACTTCACGATATTTTGAACCTGTTGCAAGCAAGCCTGTACGGGCTGAAACGCCTGAACTAAGAAAACCACCACTACCTGTTGCACCTGTAATAACTGCAGTTGTAGTTAATGGTCTTGCTGTATCTTCTTGAGAGCTTATGAAAAGAGAAGCTGCACCAACAACGATATTTTTTGTATTTGTAGCCATATTTTATTTCACCACCTTATTTTATTTTAATTAAAAAATCTAAAAAGATGACAATTTACTTCCTCATGTAAAATCATAGCATTAAAGTCAAATAAATCAAACTTTTATGAGTATCTACCTGTAACTGAATCTAGCTGTCTGGTGTAAGCGTATCTTATTGAAATTATTCCATTCATAAACCCGCCTTCATTTGCAAAAGCTTGGACGGGATCTGAAGATTCTACCTTAAAATAATGATACTTATATGGACTTGAAGCAATCAAAGATAGATTAATGTCTTTTGCTGAATCATCATATCTTCTAAAAAGGTCTGTAGCAAGGTTAAGAATTGTTTGAATCTCAGATGGATCTCTTGAAACAATATCAAAGGTTATAACATCTTCGCTCATCCACCATTGAGTGTCCCCGTGACTTTGAGTAATATCATAAATAACATATGTCTTACCTGGGAGCATGTTGTTGAATTCTGGTACCTGCTGTGCGGGTATAATGGGCTCTAGGGGGCTCGAAAAGCCATCTGCTATGTAATCGTTAAGGTTAATTAATCCCTTGGCTATAAGCTCGTTTAAAAAGGTTTTACGGATATCATATGATGCCACGTATTTGTAGTTTACTGTCATTTAATTATCTCCCTACCTGCAACAATTGAATTTACAATTTGTTTAGTAATTGCTTGTACATCTGTAATTCCCGCATTTTTCTTTGATAATACCATAGATGTTTCATTAACTATTCTTTGATATAGCCCTGAAGAATCCATAATTGTTTGAGCATTCTTATTATACCAAGCAGACATGAAAGTAGCCAAAGAACCTTTTACGTATTTCCCGCCTGGATTATTATTGTTTACTGTAGTTCCAGGCTGTATAAATTTTATTCCTAAATCTGATCCCATAAATGCAAGCATTTTTTTAGCTTGATAACGAACTGGCTTGCCAGATTCCATAACTTCAGCTTTATCTCTAAATATATTTCTTTTAGTTACAATCTTGCCTGTTGGTCCAGGTGATAACAATTCTGGATCAATTGGGACGGGAGTTTTTGATTGTTTAAAATTTGCATTGATTGTCATATTTCCATTTACTAATATCATCCTATTTAAAACAAACAATCTTGCTGAAGGATTACCAACTTTATTCCATTCATATATGTGATGCATTCTTTTTGGATTTGTTGCAGAAAATCTATCTACCGCTAAAACAAATCTTTCACCCAATATAATAAATGCAGCTTTTGAAATTTCATTTAAAAAATCGGGTTGAGTCATATGACCAATAGCTTTTACTTTAAGATCAATCTCTCTATTTAAAGCCTCAAGACTTGATTTAGTTATTGATAGTTTTATCATTGTCTTGGACCTTTACTCTATGGATTGTAGTTTCATAATAAGAAATTTTTCCAAATGGGTCTAAAACTGCATGTGAAGATGTTACTTCAAAAATAGTATCTGGTTGATCAATTTTATCAATTTCAACAAATACTTGTTTACCATCACTTGACCTAATATTAACAATTCTCCAACGCTTACTTAAAAGATCAAGAGATTTCATTTTAAGTTGAAACCCTTCATCATACCCGCCAGTTGCATTGTCTGATGTACCAAAACTTTTATTATCGCCTCTTGTATTAGTTCCTCTTGCTTGAATAGGTTCAATCTTACATTCAACAGTTTTTTTATAAACCCATTGTCTGGATATTGCTCCAGTATCTGTATCTTGTACATTTTGTTGAATATAAACTTGAGCGGTCATATTCATAATTGATGCAATAAGTGATGGATTAAACATTAAATAATTACAATATTAACGTTTCGGTATTGATCAAGGATATTATCCACAGTCACATTGCCCGTACCGTTAAATGCTCCTCCTGCCATTTCAAATGAAATTTCTGAAAGGTTTACTTTCTTAAGATACTTGTTGCGCCAGTTATAATCGTTTGCTAAAATATCGCCTACTAAAAGCATTGAAGCAATTTTAATATCTTCTGGAACATATTTCCAACCAATTATTCCTTGAAATTTATATCTTGAGCCATCTCTGAATCTTCCATTACCCATTGCAGTTGGATCTACTTGATTATCATATCTAAGATCCCAGCCTACATTTATAATTCTAATAGCTTTTTTTGTTGGACTTAATTCTATAGGGAAACCAAAATTATTATAAACTGGAGTAATTGTATTATCAATTAACAATTCATCGTTTTCCCAAAGCTTATCTATTGACACCATTTTTTCAACAAGCTCTATAGCATCTGATCCAAATCCAAATTGTTCTTGTTGACCATAATATTGAATAAACTTTTGTCCTGTATATCCATTAATTATTGTTCTTGCAATTTTTTCAGCTGATTCAATTTCTTTAGGACTTTTATAATTAATCTCTGATGGAGATGAGCCAAATCCCAAGAAATCTTGAATTTCGCTTACAGTTGAATATGTTGTTTCTATATCATATAGCTGTGTTTCTGATGTACTTACACTATTTAAAGAATATGACCAGACAAACTTAAGAACTCTGTTGATTTGAGTAAGTGCTGGGGTTATTGTATAAGAATAAACCCCAGCAGTGTTCTCATCTACTACTGTAATATTAGAATACCCAGTTAGTGCTGTTGTATCATCATTTGCGTCATATATGCTCAAGGTTGGTATAGATGTTGCTTGTGTTAAAACCCCATCACTATATACGTTAAGATATATCTTTTGCTTACTTCCCTTGGCTATATTTTGCAATTAAATGCCTCCGTTATGCGTAAAATTCTTGCGCTTCTCTTGGAGTCGCAAGTCTAAACCCTTCTTGTGAATCAAAAATACGTTGTGCGTCTGATTCAGACATAGCTACAAATGGGTGGTGTTGCGTAAAAGTGTGACCCATTGCTTGATAAGAGAAATTACCTCTATCCATCTTTACTAGTACTGAGTTTTCATTTTTCATAATTTTTTTCTCTCTCTGTTTCTTTTCTACTTCTGAAATTTCAATATCCTGCTTTTCAGTATTATTGAACTTTTCATACATTTGATAAGTTATTCCCTCTTCTTCAAAAAGGGCTGCAATCTCTGTTTTTGTCTTAGATCCCGCAAGATCTACTCCAAAAGATTCCGCTGCTTTTTTTAACTCGTTTATTTTTAAATCTGAAAATGACATTATCTTCCTCTCGTTAATGTGTTTTAATTATAGCAGAAAATGATTAAGGGGAATAGTATTTCTACTATTCCCCCCAATCTTGCAACTAATAGATATTAGTATGTGTAAGTTCCTGAGCCACCAAGTGTACCTGCTCCGTGTGTTACGGAACCAAAGGATGTACCTGTTGAGCCTGAGATCTTAATGTTCTTTACAATTACGTGTGCATCAAAGTTTTCGACCTGGCAACCAACGCGGATAAATAGAGTATACTCAATTGTATCCTTCTTTGGCTGAAACAGACGATAAACAGTAACATCGCGCTTAATACCAATAATAAAGTTCTGAGGGAATGTCAAGTGAAGATCACCGTGAAGGCCGCTAGTGCCTGCATAGTCTCCTGCACGTGTTTCATCCATCAATGGAACGTTAATTACTGGAATACCAAATGCGAATGGTGTTACAGTTCCTGGACCGCCATCGTTAGCAGCAACATCTCCACGAATTACGCCAGAAGCGATATCGAATGGATTGCCGTTACCTGCGTTAGCAGTTAGGTTGTACAAATAATCTTGTACCAAGTTTGATCCTGAGAAGAATCGAAGTTGATTACGACGTTGCTTATACTTACGTGGAAGGGTCTTGATTGCCATGTTAAACACAGCCTTGTCAAGTCCTAGTCCCGCAGCATCCACAACGTGTGCATTTGCAAGTGCAAGTGCTCTGAAGCCCTTAAACGCTGAAAGCAAACCTGTGCTAGTTCCTGTACCGTTGATGAGAACATCCTCAATATCGTTACCAGCTTGGGTAGCCATAAGACGTGCAATGTGGTCTTCTAGATCTGGACCCTCAATATTGTCTTCAAGAGACTCTGATGAGAGTTCCCAGTCAAGACGAAGCTTGCGTGTTGTC